AACCAGCAATTATGTACTTCAAATTGGGACGCTGTTGAGAACAGCTTTCCGTCTACCCAGGTGCCAGCATCGTTAACGCAGATAGCGTATTCTCCCGTTGAGCAGATCGCTTCAGGTTTAGGAGGTACTAGCCACTTTGAATGTACAATGTAGCCTGCCATTATCCTGTCCTCTCGCGGGCCGTGTACAAACGGCTCACACCCGTCTGCCAGTGCCAGCACCAAGCAAAGCCACAAGATTGTAAGTAGTATCTTGTTCACGGCTGCACCTTTCCTGCGCGGGCCGCAACAAACGTGTTTATAAAGCCGCGCATACCACCATCCGCTCACTTGCTTTCTTGCTCCATATTTAGAATACCACTATACCCTGCCCGTGTCAACCCTTAGTATAATATAAAGATTCCATACCTTCCGCGCCTAGTAAAAAATCTGATGCCCAAGGAGGAGCCGTTGTCATACACTCTACTAGCTCCTTTACTCCGAGGGGGGAGTCTTCATCCACTTCGGCCACGATTTCGTCGTGACAAGTTAGTACGATCTGGAAGCCCATATTTTTGGCTAGGTGCATTCCGTAAAACAGAATATCCCGGCAAAAAGCCTGCACGATGTTTTCGAAAGTCTTAGCCCCCCTAGTCTCTATACTCGTCCATTGGTGAGTGACTTGCGAGATGCCGTCCACACGGAGATCAGCTTTTCGGTAAGAATTACCCTTACGGGAGGTGGCGTCTACCCACGTTACCGAGGGGTTAATATAGTGCAGAGCGCGGCCCGAGGGTAGCCAGACACAGAGTACCCGGCCCTTCATTTCTAGGCGGATAGGCCCTAGTTCGGCGGTCGTATCGTTTTCCACGACTCTAGCGAAAGCCCGGTGGAGATCGTACCAGTACTGTTCTACCTCTCGGTATGTATTTCTGTAGACCTGTACCGCCTTTTCTGCATACTCTAAGGTAAGTTCAATACCCATATTTTCCGCGTAAGCAAGCAAGCCAGTCTTAACCGAGTTACCCTCTTCATCTGTAGTTTCTTCGCCCGCACTAAGTCCGTACCCGCAGTTATGAACAATCAGGGGACCCTTCTCCGTCAGGATCGTGAACCGACTCCTCGGACCCGAGTTTAGAATGTCGAACGTAGGCACCCCGGCATTGGGACTGTTCTGCAATGATCCTTTCTGGAGAGAATCCTTTGTTGATTTTTCGGCAGACGTTTCCGCACTCCCGGTACTGGGGGCAGTATCTTTCCCAGAACTCAACGGCAGAAAGTTTTTCTCCCAGATAGTGGATGTAGCAAAGGTTTTCTTTATTCCTCCCATTAACTTTTGAGGTAACAAATCGAAGATTCCCTTTTTCATAATGGCCGTCATTATCTTCTCGGTCGATCTGGTACGCGGGCTTGTCATAGTTCTTAAGGGTAAGGCAGTGTCCGATGAAATCGTACACATCCTCAAATTTGCACTGAATCCCCCGTCCTCCGTAGCGATGAGCGGCAGAACCGACTCCCCGGCAGCGCGACAGAATCGCGTAGTACCTGTTCGCCAGCCGGTCAATAAGTTCTCTAGGTTCCGAAAATCTGACGTATACTCCGTTCTGGTCTTCCTGAACCTTTTTTCGGGCACAAGGGAGGCAACGACTTGTCTTACCCTTTTCAAGATTCTCCCTATTGACCAGTTTTTCGGAGCCGCAGACCCCGCATCGGCAAGGGTAACTGAGGTATTTTTTAACCTTCTGAGCGAGTCCGGTAGTAACCCACTCGCCAAATTTATAGCCGACCTCTCGTAGAGGCCACTTTGCGTCACTTCGCACGCTTCTTTCCACCCTTCTTCTGTAAGAATCCCGTGCTCCGGAGTAACATCTACTCGGAGCAGGTTGATAACTTTCTTGTCCCCCTGATACACACAACCATCGTGAGACACCCATTCACCGCCATCCCACAGCTTATCCTCTAAGGTAACGTTCACAATCTTCTTTACCCCGTGGTTGGTAAGGACCATAGTATCTTCACCGAAACATCCGAGGGTAGGCGCTTTAGCGTTTGTCCTAGCGGTCTTATCCCCCGCCTTATACGTCTCCCACAACTCCTCGTAGGTAGCGTGACCATCCATTTGTGCTGCAAAAGCAATATAAGGGTCTCTCCCCTGACGAAACACTTCCAGAAGAGGTTCGCACTCTGTAACCCATCCGGCTCCACGAGCTTCGATAGCGGAGAGATCGGCAATCACGAACTTCTTCCCCGGAGCCGCACACAAAATCGGGCGCAAGGCCGCACAAGCCACGTCTAGCGGGCTACTAAAATTTTTCTTGATTCCCTCATAATCCCCTGATTTTAATAGGGATAAAGCGAGATCGAATTTTCCGCCCACTTCCTTGGATGCCTTCACGAGATTCTGCACTTGCACCAGCCCGGAAGTCATGCGCCCGGTTCTAGCCGCCCCCATAAAATGGAACAATCCGCGAACCCTACCATCTGACATGATAGAAGCCCGGTATGCGTCCAGCTTACTAACCGAACTTTTACTGAGTTGTAGCCTAAGTTCCAGAGCTTTCCGGCACTGTTCATTTAGATCACACTCCCCGTTCAAAGCCCGCTTGATAAAGGGCTTTCCGATAGACAGAAAAGTGTACCCGTTCTGTCTGGCATACGCCAGCACCTGAACCGGGGACTTGGGGTTCTTGATGCCTGTAAGTTCGAGAAACTGTTTGGTAAGAGCCGATTGCTCTTTTTCTACGACTATACTCGCCCCCTGTAGAAGCACCGAGTCCGTGTAGATTCCATAGTCGTTGATTTCTTCTGATAGCGCGAAGTTTTCATATTCCCAGTCCGGAAGAGGAAAGTCCTTTAGCCGGTGCAGGATTTCCCGCATAGCTTCTACGTCCGTTTTGCAGTAATCACAGAAGCGGGAATACTCCTTAACATGGGTATCCCAGTCACGATAGGAAGTCGGCTCAATTCCGAAGAGGGTTAGCTCCCCGCCAAACCGAAGGGGCTTGCAGAAAAGATCGACCATGCTAACATCTTTTACAAAAAATTCGGTCAGCTTCTTGGACTTGATATCCAGAATCTTGCCCACTTTTTCCAGCTTACCGGGCATACTCATAGCCCGACTCAGGATCATCGGGTCAATAAATCTATCAACCGGAATATCAATATCAAAAAATCTTTTTATGGCAAGGCGTTCAAACTGACAATTGTGAGCGACGATTATTTGAAAAGGGTCCTGCAACCCCTGAAGTAAGTCTTCCGGGATAGGACCCTTGTGGCATTCCCATAGCTGTACGTCGGCATCCCCCCACGCATAAGCAAACATGAGGAGTTCGCAGCTAGGATGATCTATGTATTTGTATGCCCCAGTTGTCGAGATATCCAGTTCGTTCCGTGTTTCGAGGTCGATATGCAGAAGCATTTTATCCTTTTGGTTCCGGGTCCACGAATCGAACGTAGGTTAGGAGGATCAAAACCTCCTGTCTTACCACTAAACGAACCCGGAATTTTATTCCTGTTCCACCTGGTCCCAGAAAGTCTTCAGATTTATCCGAATCTTCCCCGGATACCAGCAAACAGTGGGGGCGTTACGGATTGCCTCGTTCAGTTCTTCGATTTTAGTACATACCTCGTCAGGGAGTTCTCCATCTTCCGGAAGATCGTCACACCAATTGTCATAGTCAATAGTGTGAAGTTTCCCCCGCGCACACTTCACTATTTGAACTTCTGCTTCTTCGTTCTCCCCTAAGTCGGCTTTCAAATCGGCCATCCAATCCAAAAGAGAATCTTCATCGAAGAAGTATGTATCATCATTATAGACGCACACCGGCTCAGACCCGTCCCAGTCTTCCACAGGAAGAGCATAGTACTTATCTGAGTCTAGCTTAGACTGGCAAGAATCACACCTAACATGGCCCTTTGAGTATATTTTACCGCAAGGGCAGGTTCGGTGGGTACACCCCGCGTATCTGGCAATATTTTCGTCTTTCCCGTAAAACCTCCCGTCGCTGGCTACCCACCCGCTTATGTCTGTTTTGAAGGTTGCAGCTTCCGGGCTATCATACATGATTATTTTCTCGGTCATTGTGTCTCCCACAACTTGAGTTCTGCTTCCCTGCGCCTAGTAAGTCCGGGCACTGGTAGTCCGCCTGATTTATCCCACCGAAGAATCTGAACAGGAATATTTTCCAGTCCGTGAGACAGCAAAAGTCGGAGTGATCCTACCCCCAAATTAAATCCAAAATCCACGAGGGAATCAAATTGATTCTGGGTAAATGTATGTTCTAGCGCGAGTCTATTTAAGACAGACTCCACGCCCTGTACATCCTTGCTGAGGAGTTCGGCGCACTGCTCTTCTGATATCCCGTTCGGGTAATGTTCCCCCGGAAGCAACAAATGGCCTACTCCGATAGTCCACTTACCGGCTACATCTTGGTACTGTGTTAGCCGCCGCCCCTCAAAAGATTCGATAAATTGTAAACCCGCACTACTGGTTTTCATAGCTGGCTCCCCGAGAATTCAATGCTAAAAAATAGCTCTACTTCCTCACTATCTCTTTCGGCGGAAAACCCTCCCGTGCGAATGTAGACGCTCTTGGGCTTATCAAGCAAATCAGAAATTAGCCCCTCGGCAACCTCTTTTATCTTCTCTAGAGTGGGGATAGCTTCTCCCCACTTCCATCCGGTAAGCACCATATAGGCATGTACCTTCTCGAAGTCAAACTCAGAAAATATTTCCCGTATGATTCTCCGCTTGGCTACCTCTTTACTGATTTTCATAATTCTCTGCTTATCTACATTTTTACTGGTTTTCATAGTAGGTCTCCTCACAAGCCTCCTGAATTTGTTTGATAATTCCTAGCTGTTCCGGAGTGAATGGTCGAGATCGCTCAAAATCCTGTTTGGAATCTGCCTTCAGCCGCTCGGCCCCGCTAGGATTACTTTGCTTATTCGCAGGTAGCAACTTCCGCCAACTTACTAGGACATTTTTACTGGCCGTCTTGAAGTTGGAAGTCATCCAGCCATCTTAGAACATTCTGTCTAGAATTTCGACCAAATACGTAGTCTCGACCTTATCTGGATTCTTGTCCCGAAGAAGTTTGATAACCTGTAGGAAATACGCCGTGTCAACACCAATCAACTGATCCTCTAGAACGTCAATGTCGGTAAGGTCCAATTCGCTGATCTGCATACAAATCTTGAGTATCTGTCCTGCATTTGCGTGCCAGCCGCGAGAAATAAATTTCTTAAGTCGAGCCACGCTGCATACAGGATACTTACTGCCCACGTACACAAGCTGCTTCGCTAGGATAGCCGCGAGAGCTTCCGGCCTAAGAACCAACTCATTATCCCAACTCGTCCAGACGTTAGTCGTGTGGATAAAGTCATAATTCTTGTGAATCTCGTCAGGCTCTCCATAGAACCGAATCACAATCTGAATTTTGTCACTCAGGGTGATAGCGTTTGAACTCAAAAATACCGGCCTATACTTTTCCTTACCAGTCTCTGTTACCTGCTGGGCCGCAGTTTCGAGGGCCTCATACTTCTCACTGACTTCACCTTCACCACCTTCTGTGACTACCTCTCCCTCGGCTACCGCGATTCCGTCAGAAGGAATAACAATCTTGATCCGGCCACCGATGTCGGTAACCTTGAATTCCGTGTTGTGGAATTTCTCGACGTAGTACTTTGCCAGCGCAAGAGCCGAAGCATGATCTTTGCAGTACACGTCAAAATCGTTGACGGGTTCACCGAGCAGAAGGGAGGTAATACACCCTCCGGTTACGATGACCTTGTTCTTTACTTGGTTGCGGGTAAGTTCCGGCAAGGACTCAAGCCAGTCACCCACCTTAGCCTTCAAAATTTTGCGAATTGTTTTTGCAGTCGTGCCCATGTATTTCTCCTTTGTTAGTCGTTCCCTATTCTCCCGTATCTGTCAATAAACGCCCGGAAGAGAACAAAAACCTCTCCACCGTTCAGGGTAGTTTGTGCATCTATATTGAATTCCCGCAGGAAATCGTGGGATACTAAAGAAATTTCGTCGGGCAAAAGCTTCCGACGTTTCCACCACATAAACCTCTTCATAAACCGCCACTCCGGAACCATGTTATCCCCTTATCCTTAATACTACCACAACTTAGAGTCCGTGTCAAGGTATTTCCAGTGTGTAGGTTTGTAATAAACATACATGCTACCGTCTGGGAAGAACCAGAGATTTCCCTCTCGCTTTAGCCGGGTCTCGTTTCTCTTGCCGTCCCCGTCGTCTATCTTGGTATCGACAACTTCTCCGGAAAACGGAATACTGCTGTTTGTACTGATCCAGCTATCACCGGCCTCTAGTAATTTCTTGAGTCTCGGCCCCACAGTCAAAACAGTTCCGAACTTCTTAGATTTATCAAGCATCACTTCTCCCCCTTCAGTTTTTCAATCAAACCCAGCCGAAAGATTTTGGCGTTTTCTTCTTCCTCAAAAGTAACCCATTGATCTTTCTTATCTAGCTTAATTATATAGTTACCATAAGCAGTCTTGAATATTTCTACTCGGTCTTCTGGCTTAGCTGGTTCCGGAAAAAGATTTTTGCACACACTAGCCGCTAGGTCCGAGGAGTCTCCAATAGACATTTCGGCCATGTCTCTACACTTATCATAAACTGTCATGAAAACATCTACCTTTGTTACTTCTGTCATTTTACTGCCTCCATCCAGAAATGTTTTTAGAAATCCGAAGGTTGTATGTACTGTATCTACCATCTTCCCACTTCATTTCTGCCTCAATTCCAAAGGTTGTTAAAGTACTTGACAAAAAGTTTCAGGCCCTTTTTCTGAATCTTTTCGAGATTTTCCCGCTGGGTATCGGTTTCGTAAGCACAATCGGCCAAGGTGTACGCGGCACGAAACCCCTCGGATATGTCATCCAGAATTGCATTCCACTTTTTCTCTCCCAGTCCGCAAGGGTAGCCAGGATCGAGTTTCAGGTCTTCAAGAGCTTGTGGCATAAACTCGCACAGGTACGCGTCGATGCTCCACACATCAGAGTCCGCATACCCGCGCCAGCCGCGCTGCAAAAACCACTTTACTGGTTTGTAATAGCTGCTCGGGCTGAAAAAGTGCTTCCACCACGGTAGGCAGAATTTTCGGTACCCCGCCCCAAAACCGATTCCTACATAGCTCATAATCCCTCACTCTTTAACTGTATCACAGGGGGGTGCCCGAGTCAAGGGATTTCTGAAGTTTTTGGCAGGCGGGACAGACGGGATCAAAAGCCCCCCAGTGGCAGGCTTTCTTGTGATTCCGGAAAGCGGAACCGTTTTCGTACATACGATTCTTCCAAATTTTCTCTTGGAAGTTACTTACATACTTTGCGCGAGTCCCCGAGGCGAACTCCTGCGGGGTCATCTTTATTTTCTGGCCTATACGTCCTTTTTTACTCACATCCATGATATAATTAGAACATAGAAGCGCTTCCGAGTCAAGGAAAACTTTTTTACAGATTTCTTGAAGATTATGCTTGACACGGGAAGAAACTTGGAGTATCATAGAGATATGTAAGGAAGTCGGCTCACAAAGAACGTTCGCCTCCGCGAACGGTGGCCTTCGGCCTTTCGGGTACTGGCACTTAAGCCACCCGGCGTCTGAGGGGTATTTAAGTTTACATTTTAGCTTATTTACTTATTACGAACGTAGTCGAAGACGAAGTGAGAGCAATTGACGTGGCTTCGCCACAACAGATAAAGGGATTACTGCTCTGGCAGAATCCCAAATAAAAGGAAGCTACAACATAAACTCAATCTCTCCCGCTCGCTTCGCTCGGGACCTCAGTAAAGGAAGATAGAGATGTTCATATATCTCGCAACTTGTTCCGAAACCGGCAAATACTATGTCGGACAGACCATAAACACCGTGAGCTTTCGGTGGAAACAGCACGTATACTCTTCTAAAAGCTATAGGTGTAATACCTTTCTGGGTAGAGCTATACGTAAATACGGAGAGGATAGTTTTAAGCTAGAAACTCTGTGCGAGTGTCCCGACTCGGAGAGCCTGAATCTCGCGGAGAAGTTTTTCATCTACTTCTTGGGGTCCAAGAAAAAGTCTCTAGGGTATAACCTTACAGAGGGCGGAGATAGTCTTGGGTCCTACTCGAAAGAACTGGCTACCAAAAAGAACGAGCAGAAGCTACAGGAAAAGAAGTGGTTAAACTACACTCAATTTAAGTATGACTTTAAGAGAAAAGAGGACTAATGCCCTTCAAACCCGGAGTTAATCCCAATCCCAATAGGCATATCCCTGACCCGGATATCCCTCCCCCAGCCAAAAAGTACCAGCAGAAAAAATCTGCCATCAACCGTCTTTTGTCCATAGCCCTGAACATAGCCGAGAACGAGAGTATCGGGGAGGCCCAGAGGCTGGCGGCGGTCAAAATCGGCTCGGAGTTGTGGAGCAAACGCCCTGCGCCCCGCCGTAAATCGGAAAAGGAGAAGCTGCTCATTAGTGCTTTGCAAGGTTCTAAG